TGCGCGTATTCGCACCGAGCTTTTGGACGGGGTAGATGAGCTTACGATTGACCAGAAGCGCACGAAGATTCTCGTAGACCTTCAGGATATTGCGGATACGGCCCGGAGTGACTATGACAGTGCTGATGATACCGATTCGGGTTCTAAGCTTCTCACGGTGGCGGTGGGGGCTATTAAGACGGTGCTGGGTGAGATGCGTCAGATTGAGAAGTCTAGTAGCGGGGCTATTGACGCTTTGAACCAGATGCGTATTCGGGAGCTAATGCGGCTTATTGATTTGACGGTGGCTAAGACATTTGCGGTGCTCTCTGAACGGCACGGTCTTGCGGAGGATGAGATGTACGAAATCTTCCAGGGGTTCCTTAAGCCTGCGGCGATGGAGCTTCAGGAGTGAAGGACAGTAGTAACCTCTTTCTCGTAGCGGACGGGGCGTTCAGCCGTCTTGAAGAACGCCGTGCGAAGATGCGGTATTTCAACGACCCAGTGCTCTGGGCGAACGACTACCTGGGCATCAAGCCGTGGTCAAAGCAGGGCGAAGTGGCAATGTCACTCGTAGACCACAAGAACGTGCTTGTCAAGGCGGGTCACGGTGTGGGGAAGTCGTGGTTGGCGGGCCTCCTGATCTGCTGGTGGGTTGACACGAGGTGGGACCTCCCCGGAGGCTGCTTCGTGGTGTCCACCGCCCCCTCGACCAAGCAGATCAACGCGATTGTGTGGCGAGAGGTACGACGGTTCTACAACCTTGCGAAGCAGCGGCATACCGAGGGCAAGGTAGATCACGCACTGCCCGGGTATATCACAGCTGACGCCCACTGGCGACTCCCGGACGGTATCGAACTCGGGTATGGCTCTAAGCCCCCGGAGGGTGCCGATAAGGACGCCGGTAACGATACCATGTCAGGTATTCACGCTCGGTACGTTCTGGCTGTGGGTGACGAGGCGGTGGGACTCTCTAAGGGCCTGATCGGTGACCTTGCGAACATCTCGTCTAACGCCACCTCCCGACGATTCCTTATTTGCAACCCTACGAACCCCCTCTCCTATGTGGCGACGCTGTTTAAGCTCCAGCCGGAGGAGTGGAAGTTCCACACGATTAGCGTCTTTGACAGCCCGAACTTCCACGGTCGAGGCGTCTGTGACCCTGAACTGTGCAGGAAGTACGAGGAGCACCAAAAGCTCGAACCCTACGAGGGCTTCCCCAAGGATGTCCTTGAAACGCTTGTGGATGCCAGTTATGTAAGGGGCATGGCGGAGGAGCACGGGGTGGACTCCCCCGTGTATATTTCCCGTGTGACCGGGGAGTTTGCTTGGGACATGGGCTTCACCCTGTTCCGGCCCGAGGACATTGCAAAAGCCCTGGACGTGGACATCACCCCCGACCTGGAATCCGTAGCACGTCTCGGCGTGGACGTGTCTCGCTCCAAGAAGGGGGATAAGAACACTGTCTACAAGTGGCATGACGGTAAATTGCGGTTTGTGGACGACTGGAACGAACCAAACGCGATGGCGACCGCCGAGCGGGTGCATTCGCTGGCCCTGTCTCACGCGGTAAACGAGGTCAGGATCGACGGTGTGGGGCTTGGAGGCCCAATCGCTGACCGCCTCCGGGAGCTGGCACAGGGCAAGTACGAGGTCATTGAGATTCTGGGTAACGATTCTAGCCCGGATAGGCACCGCTGGTTCAACTTCAGGGCGTGGTCGTGGTGGTCGCTACAGGATCGCATGTCTAAGGGTGAAGTGGACATCGACATGGCAGACGACAAGCTCCAGGAACAGTTGCTCGGAGTCGAACTGAAGAAGCGCAAGGTGGGAACCGACAACATTCTCCTGGAGTCCAAGAAGGAGATGCAGGATCGCGGGGTTCACAGCCCTGACCACGCGGATGCCGCCGTATATGCGGCTACCGACCTGACCCCCTGGCTGAATCGGGAGCCTGTGGGGACGGTGAAAGCGGTGGATCGCGGCATTATCCCTGATTATGGCCTTCATGCACACATTACACGCCCGGGAATGCCCCTAGTATAGCCCTGATAGACTGGATTTACGATGAATACGCCTGAAGACCCCGTTATTGCGCTCGTAGAAGCCTACCAAGCATCCAAGTCCGAGATTACTGAACTCCGGGAGTCCCTTGAGACTGTCCGGGCGATGATGGCGTTTGAGGATCAAGGCTGGGCCAGGATCGCAGGGGCAGCGGCAGGGGAGCACCTAGAGGGCCTTGACCTCGACGAAGTTCACGACATTGCGGAGAAAATCGCACCTCGTGTCGCGGCTGGCGCACTCCCTAAGCGAGCCGTGGACCTTCACAGCGGGTTTGTGTGGGGGCGAGGGTGCCACATCGTCGGAACCGAGAAGCCCAAGCGGGGGCGACCCTCGAAAGACCGCAGCTTCTTCATTGACAAGAACAACCAGGAATCCGTGTTTGGGGAGTCCGCACAGGAGGAGCTTCAGCGTGCGCGGTTCATTTCAGGCAACGTGCTGGCGGCAGTGAACCCGAAGACGCAGAGGGTAAACCGAATCCCGTTCAACCAGATTGTGAACGTCAAGGTAGACCCGGACTTCCCTGAGAACATCATTGCGTACTGCCGGGAGTGGGATACCCAGGACGGTTCCGCGAAGCCCGTTCGGAAGCGGTGGTACTACACGCATCGCTATGAGGGCGTGCGCCAGGGGTCTTACACCGCGAACGGTGAGACGATCACGGTTGACAGGGACATCACCATCGTTGACCTGCGTGCGAACCGTCAGGTGGGGCATGTCCTAGGTGTCCCGGACGGTCTCGCAGGGCTTCTCTGGAGTGAGTCCTACGGTCGCATCATCACTTACGGCGAGACTGTACAGGAGAGCCTGGCAAAGATTCTCTATAAGGTCACCAACAAGACCTCGCAGGGTGTCCAGAGCACGGGCGTTAAGATTGCGGGCTTCGGAGGCCACGGCGGGACGGCCTCGATGGCGGAGGGGCAGGAGCTTACGGCGGTCTCCACTGCCGGACGGGGCTATGACTTCGCCTCGGCACGCCCGGTTGCGGCGATGGCGGCTGCGGCGTGGAACGTATCCAATATGGATTTGCTCAATGACTCGTCAGCAGCAGGCAGCTCCTACGGCTCGGCGCTGGCGCTTGTCGGCGGTAACCGAAACGCCATGCTCCTTATGCAGAAGGAGTGGGGTAACTTCTACAAGGAAATCTTCGAGGCGGCTGGGCTGGAACGGCCCTCCGTGGTGTTCGAGCCCTTTGAGGAGCCGGACAAGTACCGGGAGATGCAGGCTATCACCCTCGGCGCACCCGCCCTCAGTGACGAAGAGTACCGAATGAAGGTTCTCGATACGCTTGACATCGTAGGGAACGCGGGGGACATCCCGGAAACCCTCAAGATGCGCTCTCAGCCCGAACAAACCGCCGCCCAGCAGGCCGCTCCCGATCAGGGGCAGTCTAACGGCACTGGCGGGGGTGGGCAGGGTGCTAACGATCAGCGCAGTGACGGCATCGGGGAGAACCTGCGTCACGAAATGGCGCTGGAGGCCCTGGCCGAGCGAATTGAGTCCGCCGTAGGTCGGTTTGAGGGGATGTCAGGGCGCTAAAAAGCGGCGTTCTTTTCGCATAGTATAGAATGGAAAGAGATGACTAAGCGCAATCTTCTTGAAGCCGCCTCCTTGGTGAGTGAATCCGCGTCCGAAGACGGTACGTGGAAGGTTCGGCTGATCTCTGAGGGCAAGGGTTCGTCGGGCGTCTACACGGCTGAACTTCTTGAGAACCACCACTCCGCCTTTGACGACGTGCTCTCCTTCAAGAATCACCCTACCGGGTGGGACGGCCCCGAAACCCGCGACTTTACGATGATCGCGGGCGAAATCAAGGGTGCAACTTGGGTTGAGGCCGACGAGCGCGGGCTTAAGGCGGTCTACGGGAACTACCTGCCCGACCCGGAGTACCGCGACAAGATTGAGCGGTACAAGGATAAGTTGGGGCTCAGCATCTTCATTGAGGGTTCCGGGTACGTTGACGAGGCAACCGGGGACTTCATCGTGGATTGGTTTAATCCCGCGGACCCCTATGCGTCCCTCGATGTAGTGATCGCCCCCGGAGCGCGGGGAAAGTTCCTGGAGAGCGCCCGAAAAGTTTATGACGCACGACGTAGTGAGTCGGAAAAGACCCCTGGCATCCCGCCAGCGGAAAGAAAGGATAACGAAATTATGGAACTTGAGAAAGTTGTAGAGGCTGTCGAGGCCCTTACTGCTCAGGTCACCGCTCTCGTTGCCGACAAGGAAAGCGCTAAGGCTCAGGAGGCTCAGGTTAACGCGGACGCTCAGGCGGTTGCGGAAGCCCTTGAAGCCTTTGAGTCCGCAGTGAAGGCCATTGACGAGGCGGATCTTCTCGCCCCTCAGCGTGAGTCTCTTCTTTCCGCGGCGAAGCGAGGCGAGGACGTGGCACCCCTCATTGAATCGGCCAAGGCTGTAAAGGCCGCTGCACTTGAGGCCGTTCAGGTCAACGAGTCGCACGGTCGTGACTTCGGTGGAAACACTAGCAAGTCGTACACTGTCGCAGGATGGAGCATCTAATCATGGCGCTTAACAAGATTTACGCCTCTACTCAGGAGCTTCACCGGGATCGGGCGCTTTCGCTCATTACGAGTCCCAGCACCGCACCTTCGAGCATCCAGCCGGGTGTTCCGGTTGTTGTTGGTGCTCGCCCTGCTGTGAGTCTCACCGCTTCTGGCAACGCGACCAAGACGGTATCTTCGGGTCTCCCCGGGGGTATCAACTCGGTAGTCTACGACAACGGCGGTGTCGGCAACTCGGCAAGCCCCGCAAGCGCGACGTTCGCTTTCGACGGCACGTTTGAGTTTGCGGTTACTGGCGCTACCGCTTCGAC